GTTATATTCTATGCGTTAATGACTCTGTAACAACAGATATTGCGTATGGATGGGGATATAACCCTAATGGACAACTGGTAGTATTTTTAAACGGCGTTTCAAGAATATTAAGTGCTGCGGGAACGCTGCGTAAAGGTAAAATATATTTTGCTGGATTCACTTGGGACGGTGTTAATATCAGGGCGTGGGTTAATGGGAAAATTATTGCAACAGCATCGTACAGCGGAGTATTGCCTTATAGGACGTATTTTTCTATAGGGAGAAGGAATGGCGGTGCTTACAGTAAAGGACTATGTGGTAGACAATTAATTACTCGATGCTCTGATGAAGAGATTGATTATTGGGCAAGAAAGAATAAATTATATGAGTAATGTATATAGCAATATAAAAGAAGGCAGGTGGTAATACTTGGCATACATAATAACGTTAGACGAAGTAAAAACACTTCTGCAGATAACCAATACAAGCAAAGATGCTCATATTGAAATGCTTATTCCGATTGTTCAAGATGATTTGCTAACATATCTGAACAACGATTTTAAAGAAGGATATCCTCCGGCACTGAAGGATTATATGGCTCGAATGATTAATTACAAGCTTCAAAAGACAGATAATATAAAAGCTGAATCAATTGACGATTATTCAGTGACATTCAATAATGATAATTTTATTGCCGGGTATCCTGCATCCATAATGTCAGGTTTATCGAAATGGAAAAAGGTGAGGTGGGCATAATGGCTATAGAAGATTATTATGTGCCAATGATAATAAAAAGAGTTACAACTACTGACAACGGTATGGGTGGTTATTCTGAAGTTTGGAATAATCACCTTGATATTTTAGGTTTAATCAACCAGGCCGATAGTAAAGAAGTTGCCCTAGCAAGCCAGATGGATATAAAAGCAACTCATAAACTATATACTGATGCCGGACAGGACATAACGAACAAAGACAGGGTGCTGTATAAAAACGAAATTTACAGAATCACAAGCCTTCCTAAAGATACTGTTAACAGAGGACATCATTATAAAATAATGCTTGAGTATATAGGAAGTGATAATGATGGCTTATAAGTCTTATATCGATGAAGCAAAGGAAAAAATCAGGCAAGCAAAATTAAGGACATTAGAGAAAATCGGTATATTTGTTGAAGGCGAAGCCATAGTGAGAACTCCTGTTGACACAGGGAACTTACGAAACTCATTAACCCATAAAGTAAATGAATCTGAAAATTCGGTATCAATCGGGACTAATGTTGAATATGCAGTCTATGTAGAAAAAGGTACTTCACGGCAGCAAGGCCAACCTTATTTAACTCCAGCAGCGGAAGAAAATATGGATACTATTCAACAAATTGCAAAGGAGGAGATGAAAATTGATTAATCTTCTCGAATACATTTATTCAAATATAAAAACGGTTTGTACAGTATATCAGGAAAAAGTTCCTCCTTTAGACCCTATTACTCAAAAAAAAACTGAATATCCATATGCAGTTTTTAAAATGGCCAACTCTACTGAAAATAATCACAGAGATGATGTGATTATTGAAATAGACATATGGGACAATATCAGCGACACAACAAGGTTAGAGACTTTAACGAGTGACATTGACAAACGCTTCCACAGACAAAAATATATTGATTCAAAAATGCAAGTATCATTTTACAGGGAAAACAGGCTGCAAGTTCCTGATCCTGATGAGACAATTAGGAGACGGCAGCTACGCTATGTATGTAAAACGTATTTCATTAAATAAATTGAAGGGATGATAATATGGTTACACAAAAAACGGTTGAAAATATGTTGTTAGATGCCGGAGTAGTATATGTTAACTATGGGCTTACAACTGAAAGAGTCCTGGGAGCTACAAATGGCGGAAATAAATTTTTGGTTGAAAGAGAATTCAGGGAAGTTGAAATTGATGGTCTTAAAGGTAAAACAAAAGGTATGAAGCGATTACTTTCGGAAAATGCTTCACTTGAAGTAAATTTAAAAGAAATGTCAAGTGAAAATATTATGCTTGCTTTACCTGGCTCAACAAAAACAGACTATGCTACACTAAGAGCAGATACAGGTGTAATGGTTAAAGGTGCTGTTGCACAAGGCGCAACAACTGCAGTATTTGATGGTACAAACCTTGCTGGCTCACTAGAAAAAGGTGACAAATTTACAGTAACAGGTATTGTAGATAGTTTTACTTTGACGGAAGATGCTAAAGTTATTTCAGGAGAAATAACTGTTAAGTTTACTCCTGCTGTTCCGGCTACAGGTTTTGCGGATGATAGCCCTGTAGTAATCGAACAAACATATGAAAGTATAAGAAGCACCGGGAAAATTGGATCTTCGGATTATTTAAGTAATATTGCTCTTGTAGCTACTAGAAGTGATAATAAAAAACCTTGTGTAATAATACTTGAAAATGCTTTAAATGATAATAACCTTGAAATGGCTACAAAAGACAAGGATGAAGTTACTGTAGTATTAAAAATAAGCGCACATTACGACCCGGCTAACTTGAAAGTACCCTATGAAATAAGATACCCGAAAGTAATAGTTTAATGGGAGGTAATTACAATGATAACAAGCGAAAAGGCTTTCGACCTATTGCCAGTAATGACAGATGTATTTGATAAGCTTAACCTAAAAGAGTATATAAGTGACTTGCAAAAAAACTCAAAAGGTAAAGATAAAGAAGCTGTTGGAATGGAAGTGTTCAAGTATGTACTAAAGAACTCATCCAAAATCAAGGAAGAGTTCTTTAGTATTGTGGCAGTAATACAGGATAAAACACCTGAAGAAATTAAAAAGCAAAATATAATAGAAACCTTTAATTCCTGTAAAAAACTGTTCACTGAAAAGGAATTTATGAGTTTTTTTTCCAGTGCTATGAAGTGGGATATGAAAACACTTTAATGCTACTTCACAGCAGTTATGGAAATCTTGATTATAAGAAATTAGAGTTGCGTAGGATAACAAAATTGGTTGAAAAGGCAATTCTTAAAAGTAATGAAGAAAAACTATGGCAGGTATGGCTTGTACTGCTTAAAAACATGGATAAAAACAATTATATATCTTTTGAGGATTATAAAAAGCAGATTGAAAGTTTTTCATCATATACTGATAAATCTGTGGAAGAGCTGCTCCAAATGGCAGAAAAAATTAAAAAAGCTGATTTAAACATTCGAGATTAATCGAGTTTTATTAAGCAGGTGAAGACATGAAGATTTTTGAATTATTCGGCGAAATCATCTTAAAAGATAATGATGTTGATAAAAAGTTAGACCAGGTAGATCAAAAAGGCAAAAAAGCAAACGGTGTATTAAGCAAGCTATCAGGAATTGCAAGCAAGGTTGGCATAGGAATAGCTGCTGTTGGTACTGCTGCTGTTGGTGCTGCTACTGCAATTGGTGTAGGTGCTTTTAATGCAAGTCAAGATTTGCAAAAATCACTAAATGGATTACAAGCTTCTACTGGTGCTACTGATTCAGCTATGAAAGAAATGAAGCAATCCATGCTTGATATCTACAATAATAACTTTGGAGAAAGTTTTGAAGATATCGGTAAATCAATGCAAACTATAAATCAGCAAACTGGAGCAACAGGAAAAACGTTAACACAATTGACTCAAAATGCTATAGCACTTAGAGATACATTTGATTTTGAAGTAAATGAATCTATTCGTTCTTCCAACATGTTAATGACTCAATTCGGAATATCTGGAACTGAAGCATATAACCTAATAGCACAGGGAGCGCAAAAGGGACTGGATAAAAACGGTGATTTATTAGATACCATAAACGAATATTCGGTACATTTCAAGCAACTTGGTTTCAACTCAACTGAAATGTTTAACATGCTTGTTAATGGTGCTAAAAGTGGAACATTTTCAGTAGATAAGCTTGGAGATGCAATTAAAGAATTTGGTATTAGGTCAAAAGATGGTTCTGATACTACAAAGGCAGCTTTTCAAGCTCTTAAACTTGATGCTAATAAAGTTTCAATGGATTTTGCAAAAGGTGGAGAAGTAGGAAAGAAAGCCTTTGAAGATGTTACAAAGAAATTGCTTGAAATGAAAGACCCACTATTGCAAAACCAAATTGGCGTTGCTTTATTTGGAACTATGTGGGAGGACTTAGGAGTTAAAGGTGTTGAAGCATTAACAAATACACAGGGCGAAATTAGTAATACTGTTAATGCTTTAAATCAAATAAATCAAGTCAAATATGATACCTTTGGCGAAGCAATGGAAGGTATAAAAAGGCAATTAGTTACAGGAATATTCATGCCTTTAGGGGATATGATATTACCTAAATTGAATGAATTTTCTGTATTTATAAATACTAATATGCCAGCAATTCAAGGAGTTTTATCAACTGTATTTGGAACAATAGGAACTGTAATAAGCAATGTTTCAGATACAACATTACCGCCTTTACAGCAGGGTTTTAATATTTTTACTACAGAAATACTACCACCTTTAATAGATGTATTTGGTACTATTACAAATGAAGTATTTCCAGCACTGCAATCTGTATTTTCTGAATTTATGGAAAATATATTACCTGTTTTCATTGATTTGTTTAAAGGTATTGCGGAAGCAGTTATTCCACCTGTAGTTGATATTTTAAAATTTCTTTATTCTGAAATAGTTCCTGCTTTATATAATACCATTGGAAAACTAATACCTCCAATCGGTAATATATTCAAAAACTTAAAAGATGTTATATTAGAAGTAATTAATTTAATAGTTGAAAGATTTAAAATAGCTTGGCCTATCATTTCAGGAGTAGTAAAAACAGCAGTTACATTAATATCGGATGTACTTGGTGGTTTAGTTAAAATACTTGATGGAATAATTAGTTTTATAACAGGAGTTTTTACAGGTAATTGGGGCAAAGCATGGGATGGAGTTAAGAAAATATTTTCAGGTATATTTGATGGCATAGTTGGAATTTTAAAAGGTGCTGTAAATCTTATTATAGATGGAATTAATTTTTTGATTTCTGGGCTTAACATGATTAAAGTCCCAGAAGTATATATTCCCGGCCTTGGAACGGTTGGCGGTTGGGGGTTTGATTTTGATAAAATTCCCAAACTTGCAACAGGTACAGATTATGTAACTCAAGATATGTTAGCTGTTATACATCAAGGAGAACAAATTGTTCCAAAGAAGTACAATCCCAATAATCCTAATAATATAAACACAAATAAAGGAATAAATAATCATTTCAACATAGCTTCAATGATAGTAAGAGAAGAGGCGGATATAAAAAAGATTGCCCAGGAGCTATATAACCTTCAGAACAAAAACTCAAGAGGAAGGGGGATTTTAGCAACATGATTTACGGATTAACTTTCAACAATGTGCATTCAAGTACATTTGGGTTATATATTAAATCTAAACAGATAATATCTCCAGAAAAAAATAAAAGAAAACTTAAAATCGCAGGAAGAAATGGTTCTTGGGATTTCGGAAATGAAACATATGGAGATAGATATATTAATGTGGATTTTGAAATCTTAGCTGAAAACAAAGGAATGTTAAGGTTGCAAATAAGGGATGTATTAGAATGGTTGAGTGGTTCAGGTAAATTAGTATTTGATGATGAAATAGATAAATATTATACTGCAAAAGTCTTTTCTCAAATAAAACCTGAAGAAATTCAATCTGATGGCTCATTTACAGTTCAGTTTGAATGCAACCCTTTTGCAGAGCTGATTTATTTGGCGCATGAAATAACAGACATAGATAATGATTTATTAGTCCACAGTAAATTAAGGTTAGATGATTTATTTCAATTTGATGTAAATGCACCTACAACTGTTGAAGTTAATAATTTTGGGACTGTTCCGGTTAGACCAACAATTAAAATTACTGGCTCATTTACAACATTCAGTATTACATACAATGAAAAAACTTTAAACTATAACGAAGCAATTTCAAATGAAGAAGTAATTATTGATAATGAAAACTATACAGTAAAAAAGGGTTCTATAAACAAATTGAATGTTGTGACTGGAAATTTAAACACTTTTCTTGAATTACCAAAAGGAATTAATAATGTAGATATATCAGGAACTGGACTAAATTGTACAGTTGTTTTTAATTTTAGACCCATGTTTTTGTAAAGGTTAAAGGGTGATAATATGGCTTTAATTATAGATTTAATTGGTTCAGACAAGCTTAGGGAAATTTATGTAAAAATAAATACGAATTTTCATAATTTGAATGATGAAATCAATAACATTAATGTAAATGTGAATGAAAATATAATAGAAATTAATAATAGAATTTCTTCACATAAAAATAGTAAATCAGCACACGACACCGATTCAATTGTTAACAAATCCCATTTTAATGGCGAAAAGTTAACTGATGTTTTAGAAGTAATCGAGAATAGGTTTAATAACATAGTTTCACAATCAGGTGAAGATATTACTGAAATAGTTGATTCACACTTTTCAGAATTCAAAAATTATATCTTTGGTTCATTATCAGCAAGAATAAATTCAATCGAGAAAAGTTTAAACTTTTATGACCCTAGAGATTTTGGAGCAAATGCAAATGGTAATAGCAAGAAACTAAGTTCAAAATATGCTACTTTAGCTGAAGCACAAGGAGACTTTCCTTTAGCACAAGCTTTAACAGATGAATATGATACTGTTGTACTTGAAAAATTATATAATTCATTGCCCGAAGGAAGTACTATAAAAATCGAAGGAACGTATCTGATTAACAGAAAAATCAATATTTCTAAAAAAATGAATACAATTGGTTCCGGGGAATTTAAATTTTCGTCTGATTATGTTCAAGAATCAAACACTTTGAAAATGTTCCATATTACAGCAACCAATGTTAATTTTAAGGGCATTACATTCAATACCAATGTTCTCCAAGGTAGCGGAGGAACTACAAATAATGTCTATCTTTGGTATTCTACAGGTTCAGGATTAGCATTGGTTCAAAATTGTACATTTTTAGATTTACCATCAAACGGAAGTAATTTCAACGGTGCAATTGCGTTTTTAAGTGGTGGTTCTGGTAGAAATATATGTGTATGTAATGTTTTTGAAAGATGTCCCGGAAGTGTTTTCACACAACAACCAAATGATATTACTATTTGTAATACATCTTTGAATCCTAAAGATGTATGTTATGTTGCGAATGGAACAAATGCAAAAAAATATATTGTTGGCTTCAATAATGTATTAACAACTACTACTCAACCTGCAGCAGCTAGAATAACAGCTGAGCAAGGTGCCCCAGAGATGATAGTAATAGGTAACACAATTGATGGTATTTGCGAAGGGTACGGTATTGGATTTGACACCATAGGAACAGACACAACTGCTGCTAACGGTGGAATTATAGCTTATAATATAATTGATGGGTTGAATATGGCTTCTACTGGTTATATATCTGGATTAGTAATTAGACAGTATTATACTGGAGTAAAAGTCTTCGGAAATATTGTAAAAAATATAGTTTCAGGTTCAAATAACTGCGCTGTCTTGTTGGAAACTGGTGGAGACATAGAATTTTATGATAATACCGTTGAAGGTAAAGCCGGAAGTAGTAGTAGAAATTTGGTTATTATACCAAAAACAAATTCAGGCACAATAAAGATAAAACGCAACAAATTCATACAAGTTCCAACAACTGGTGTTGGTATTGTATTTGCAGCAGGAACAGCTACTAATGTTAAAGTATGGGTAGAAGAAAATGACTTTTTTAATGGTGGGGAAGGAATTCAGACAGTAAATCTTGGCGGTTCTGATATGTCAGCCATAGGTGATTTTGTGGCAAAGGATAATACATTTACAAATGTTTTATATCCTACGAACTGGTCAAACCTCTTTGGTGCTTGGGCGCAAAGTCAAATGTACCAAATTCATAAATATCCTCATCATTTTTCAAAAAATTATAAAAAAATATATGGTTCATCCATGCCGACCAATGGTTATTGGACAGCAAAGGATGAGGT